GGTTTGCTGTCCTCAGTTTTTAACCATGCCTTGTCTTTATCGTATAAAGAAAGGCCAAAGGAATCTCCAAATTGCATCAAGGCACGTTTTCTTGCATCACTTTCAGCTTCTTTGATTGCTGATTCATGCTTATCACCAACACCACCCATGCGGCCATGCCCTGCTCCTGTGCCTTCTCTGACAATATTATTACCAACAGTAATTCTTACCTTTGCTATGTAAGAGACACATTTGGGATCTTCAAAAACTAATGATGTTTCTATAGTTTCAGATGACCAGCCATCAAAACCAAAGATGCGGTTTGCTTCTTGTATGACGTGCCAGCTTTTTTGATTTAACAGTTTTTTCTGTTCTTCATTAAAACTCATTTTTCTAAAGGGGTTGTAAATGCCCATCGGGGCAAGGATAAAGATTGAACACCTGTTTGACACCAGCTAGGCCAATCATCAAGCAGGCGACATTCAGCAATTTTATCTAATGCACTTCTACTTAAGTTTTGACCTTCTTGCAATGCATCTTGATCAAGTTCCCACAAACCAACATCAAATGGATATTCAGATTGCACCACTAAAAAAATAAATCTTTTGGCCTGTGGAACACCATTTAAATAATGTTTTGCTTGCAAATGATAGCGGAAGTTTGCCACTGCCTTTGCAAAATCTCTTGGGTTTGCTCCTGATCTACTGGTTTTTAAGTCAACGATAGTATCCTTGTTCAACCAATCTGGTCGGCATTTACAGGTGATACCAGAAATGTCATCATCCCACCAGTATGATTTTTCAGCAACACCAAAACTTAATAACTTCTTGGCATAAGGTTCAGCAAATACAGCATCACGCATTTTGATAGCATTAGACCAATCTGTTTCAGTTACAGCCGTCATACCTTTTTCTTCAGCCTCTTTAGCCTCCTCCTTACCTTTCTTAGTAGTTCTGGAACTAACAGCAATAAAACGCTTCTCCAGCTCGTCAGGTTCTAATATTGCACAATGAGTAAGAGTTCCTAAGATCATTGCATTTGTTGGCTTATGTTCTGGCCTCTCAGGATTAAGAAAAGAGTTCCAGTAAGCTTTAGGACCATGAGCAACCATTACCTTTTGCATTGATGCTGAGATAGCAGAATCAGCATGGTAATTTTCGTTTGATATTTGGGTTGATCCTGTTGTCATGGTCTGTATCCCTCAGAGTGTGGGCCATATTGCATATAAATGCGAGGCCATGTTCTAAGAATTAAAGTCTTATCATCAGGCATTGCCACAAGTCCAGCCTGTGCCAAACGCTTTAGAAAAGGACTTGCAGTTGGTGAATCAATAACAGAGGCAAATGTATTAAAGATTTCTTTATCGGTCATAGTTAAAATTAGGTTGCCGAGGTCGGAGCGATCAGGGGTTGGACGCTTCTTCCTCGGTTTTTTATCGAAGCGTAATCCAAGTTCATATTCATTCATCATTAGTTTTGACCTCCTCCATAGGGGTTTTTGATTTAACAATGTTGTAAATATGTATTCTTTTTGAATTACAGGTAAAACCTTCTTTTGCATATACAGCTTTTAATAAATCAATAAAAATAAGTTTTAATTTTTCTTCTGTTTGTTCTTTTGTAAAGTTTACATAAAAAAAGAAAGTATCTCCTTTAACGTCAGGGAGATAGATTTCAGGGCCATCTTGCCACTCAAAGCCTGATAGTTGATAATAAATCATCGTTTACACTTCTCCTCATAAAGTTTATAAGGAAAGTTTTTAATTTCTTCAGCAGGGGTAGTGTACTTAGCTCCGTTTACTTTCCTATGCATATCGCCAAGATCGTCAAAACTAAACCATGTATAAAGTTTTTCTTTTTTTAGTTTTCGGCACTTTTGTTTTACGGCTCGCTCATAGTCAGTTCTATTCCATGCTCGGTTGCCGTTATCTAAATAAAGATCACCATATTCTGCATAAAATAAAAATTCTGTTGGCTGGTTTTTTAAGCTTCCAAAAACCCAAACTCCGTTACCGTAGCATGGAAAATTATCGTACATCATTTTCTGGCAAGCTCCTCACACGCAGATTCAATATTAAATGTATAACAATCTATAGAAGTAGAGGTTCTTAGTGAATCTGAGATTGATAGATAGCCGATGCCGAAGATGCAGAGGGCAAGAAAAGCGTGTTTCATGGGGTTGGTTTCAGGGGTAAATTAATAATAACTAATGGTCAACAGTTGTCAACCTTTAAAACAATAAAATCTGGACGTCAGGCTTGTAGCCAGCTTTGTATTTTTTATTATTTCCTTTTGGATATGGTTCTACTTTATAAAATAAATTTTTAATCATTTCTTTTTTTTCTTTCTTATTACCTATTAAATAAAAATATCTATGCTTTCTAGGTCTATCAATAATATAAAATTTATTTGGGTTATCTTTTCTTTCTTGTAATGTAAAATTTTTACAAACATTTTTACTATGTATATTACTTCCATACATTCTCCATTCTTTATGAACATCAGAAAGTCCTGTATATATCCAATTAGTTGCTTGATAAATGTAGCCATGATGATTTTGTGATGTATCTGCATAAGAAACTATTACTTTTGGTTTAGGTAATAATTTAAGTGATTGACTGACAAAAAAACTTAACGAGTTCTTTTCTAAATTTTCTTCTACACATAATCTGTTTAGTTCTAAAAAATCCTTTTGATATTGACCTTTAAATGCACCTACTACTAATGGTTTTGATGCGGGTAAGCCAAAACTAATTACACCTTGTAATATTTTATCTGTATTATATAAACCAAAACAAAACATAATATTTGGAATACGTTTTGCATAATGTTTTTTTAAAAACCATTCATGCGTTTCTTTGGAATTTATTGATCTAACAAAATATTTTTTTTTATTTGTCATTTGTGTCAGTGGGGTTGCTGTGAATGTTGAGATGTCGTCATAAATAGGAACGTGAGGCCAGTGTTTCTTTAATACTTTTTGACAGTATGGATCAATTTCAATAAATTGTGTAGTTTTAAAACCACCAACAAGTTTTTCAGCAGCATAAGAGAAGCCTCCTATACCACTGAAAGTATCTAATAATTTTAGTTTTTTCATTAATACCACCTCTCAGCCCAACTAAACTTGACACCTAGTTTTTCTAGCTTGTCAATTAATCGTCTAGCTGTTGCTGCGACCTTACCGCCATACTGTGGACTTACATCATCGCATCTATCCATAGTGCTGCCAGATATGCAGTCATCCAAAACCATTTTGCTATCACCATATTTTTTTATCATGTCATTTTCATAGAATTGACATGAACATTCGACAATACATTCTTCTGGTCTGTCTGTAATGATCTCAATTTCAAGAGGTGTGAACTTAGTAGTCATTGTGTTAGTGGGGTTGCTATACCTCTATTATACACAAGTATCAACAACTGTCAACAAGGTCAACTGCTGTGTTTTAGTGCAACAGAAAACAAAAATACTGCCATTGGCTTACAGTTGTGTTGTTATGCACTGACTTCTCAAAACACTGGTGTAGGCCTACTGTTATGTTTTGATGTATCTGTAGACAATAATACTGCTGTAGAATTAAAAAATTGCAAAAAAAAGACCCCGAAGGGTCAAAGATATATTAATTAGTAACTAAACTAATTCTTGAAGTTTTTGGTTTGCTTGCTCAACGCAATTGACTCCATCGAATTGAAAAGTTTCTGGCTTTTCATCAGGGTCATTATTTTTACAAACACTAATTGTGACTCTTGCCCAAGTTGGGTTTTTGTCTCTTCCTAAATGATGAAAGTAAAAAATATTACCATCAATCTTGTGATCATTAATTTGATAATGTTTGTTGTCTTTGTCTTGGTGAATTAAAGTTTTTTCCATTTTAGGGGGTTGTCTCTATACCATTTACTATAGTCTATATATCAACAATTGTCAACAAGGTTTCATTACTTGTACATCAAACCCTTTCTCCTTTAATTCATCAATTCTATATTTCTGTACTTCACTCAATCTTCCCTTAGGCCCTTTCACCTCAATGAACTTTACCTCATCTGGTTTCATACATATCAAATCAGGCAATCCAGCTTTGTTGCACATAATCAACTTGATCACCGTCCAGCCTTCTTTTTCGTATTTGTCGATTAGCTTCTTCTGATATTGCTGCTCTGTGATCACGATAGTGATTAATCGTATAATTCTTTTTTGATTGTACTACCTCAAAAATTTTTGGCTCTATACTTTTCTCTGCAAAAATATAATGAACTTTATTATTCCTATCTCTTCCTAAATAACTGGCTCTTTCTCTTCCTTGTAAATAGCTCAACGCTGAATAATCAATGCCCAAAAAAACGACATCATCTGCACTGCTTAAATTAACTCCCTCCCTGCTGCTCTTTACCTGACCGATAAAAACCTTATCATCATTACTATTAAAAACAACTGGATCTTCAGTAACACGATCACCAAAAACTTTCTTAAGCATTTTTTCCTCTGCCTTGTAGCAATACATAATCGCAGTTTTGCCCTTGAAGGTATCTCTTATATATTCAACCTTACTCTTATCAAAAATTATTGTGCCATGTCTTTCTGTAATTACATGACCATTAAACAACTGCTTTAGTTTGCTCATCACCTTCACCCCAGTATCAGCTATTACACTTCTACCTTTTGATTTTCCTATAACACCTGTTTTGATAATCCTTAAAGCAAGCCTATAAGTTCTCCTAGACATTTTTACTAAATGTACATTTTCTTCTATTTCCTGACTAAAACCAGCCTCTTTTTGCGTCATATAGACCATAAATGGTTCAATATCCCTTTTAATTGCATTTACATAGGCATCTGAATAATCTTTTACGACAATGCCAGTTCCTACTCTTTTATCCTTTATTTCAACATAATCATTAGCCCATCTATAAAAACCATTACGGCCATATCTTGAGTATTCATTCCAAACATTAGTTAAAGCGAACTGGTGATATAACTGTGACCAACTTTCTGGGCTTGGTGTTCCACTCATTAAAATAATTATTCCATACCTTAATTTCAGAATATTCTGTTGTCTTTGTGATGGTTTTGGAAATGCTCCAACACTATGCGCCTCATCAACAATGACAATATTCCATGATGTATTTTCAAATTTCTTTAACTGCTCAAAATTTGTAACAACAACTTTATCTGTTAAATTCATCAAATCTATGTCTTTTTTTATACTGCTTATCGCTTTCTTTTTTGTAATTATCAAAACCTGATCTTCCTCCATATTTTTTACAACTGATAAAGCTACAAGTGTTTTACCCGTTCTACATTCACCACTTAAATATCCATGGCCATAATTATTACAAAGCCTTGTAAGTTTTTCGCTTGCCTCTTTCTGGTATTCTCTTAATACTACCATTGACAGTGTTGTCACTACTGCTAGTGTACATTGAAACGCTATATATGCAACACCAATGCAACAGAAACCGAAAAAGGCCATTCAGATATACCTTGAAGAAGAGCAGATCCAGTGGCTTGATAAACATAAAGGGCCAGAATTAAAACGTGGTGGGGTCATAAGAAACCTTATTAGAGAAAAGATGAAAGAAACTTTTGATCAAGATGAATATGATGAAATGATGGAAAGAATGAGAAAAAATACTGAAATATTAGCAAGTGAAAATGAAGAGAGAAGAAAAAAAAGAGGTAAATAATGGATATAAAAGAAGAATTACTTGGCTTGCCAAAGGCATGGGGTTATGTTGCCGTCCAAAATAAAAGACCATACCAAAATGACTGGCAGAATAATCCACTTACACGCTCACAACTATTTAAAGAAATATCAGCCAAAAAATCTACAGGTATAGGTGTTTGCTGCGGTACTCCCTCTGGTGGTCTTCTCTTCTTAGACCATGACGGCCCTTCAGCAGCAAAGATTTTAGGTGAATGGGGTTTTTCTCTCTCCTCTTTACCACCCTCATGGATGGTCACATCAGGCAGAGTTGGCAGATTTCAAATAATTTACCAAGTGCCAGAAAAGTATTGGTCTAAAATTAAAACACGCAAATTTCAAACAGGTATTAAAGATGAAGATGGGTCTGTTGAACAAATAGAACTACGATGGGACGGCACACAATCTATAGTTTCTGGAAAACATCCAATAACAGATGGTTACAGGTGGATGGATGGCAGATCACCCAGAGATATTAAAGAAATAGCTGAAGCTCCTCTTGCCATAATTGGAAAGATGATGGAGCAGAAAAAAAAGAAAACAAAAACACCACAAATTCAAACATATAATTCAAATTCAGATAAGGCACGTTCATTACTTCAATCCATAAATCCATCACGATTAGATGATTATGATTCATGGTTAAAAATTGGAATGGCTGCTCATTCTGTTGGTGATGATTCACTTTTACAGGAATGGGAGTCTTTATCACAAAAAAATAGTAAATATCAATCTGGTGATTGCGACAAAAAGTGGGCTTCTTTTAAGTCATCTGGAGTCTCATTAGGCACTTTGCAAAAGTTTGCTTCAGAGGATGGATGGACACCACCACCACGCAACTTTCCAACATCAATAAAACCAGCAGAAGAAACAACACCAGTTCCTCGTAAATTAGAACAACTTACATCACAGGAATTAATAAATTTTTTACGCAACCTCAAGCAAGAAATAAGGTTCAATATCTTTTCTCACTCAATAGAAATGGATGGCAAAGTTTTAAAGAATATTGAACTTTTCTACCTAACACTTGCTGAACTTGGATATAAAGTACCTAAAGAAATGGCTGTTGATTGCCTTTTAAAAGTAGCCCATGAGAACGAATATGACCCCGTAAAACTTTATCTTGATCACTGTTATAACGAAATCAAACCAGAAATGTATGGCATTGAAAGAATGGCCTCCACATATCTAAGGCCAGAGGATCAAAACTTACCAGAGCCAACTATATATGACACAATGCTCAAACTTACTCTCATCAATGCAGTAAGAAGAGCTTA